GTGTTCAGCCGCGCCAGTTTTAGGGACTTTGACCCCCCATCCCTTCGGCCCGCTGCTTGGCGCTGGAGTGGCAGGCGGTGCAGAGAGACTGGAACGGGCCGGACCAGAAGGCCTCGACGTCGCCGCGATGCGGTTCGACGTGATCGCAGGTGGTGGCGGGGGTGACGACGCCGCGGGCGCGGCACATCCGGCAGAGCGGTTCGGCGCGGAGTTGCGCGGCGCGGACGGCGCGCCAGCGGGCGGTGGCGTAGAGCTTGCGGGTGGGGCTGAGCGAACGGCGTTCGCGGTCGTAAGCCGTCGCGGTCTGGGCCGGACGTGGCGAAAATGAAGGGGGCCGGATCGGCATCATTCAGCCTGGGGCTGAATGGCATCCGCACTGGCGCTCACTCGATGTGCGCCAGTTCAGCGGTGGCGATTCGCTGCGAATCGCCGAGAAGCTGGATTAGGATGTGGCATCGGCGCTTGTCAACGGCCTCAACGAAAATCGCATCGAGCCGGGCGAACGGGCCTTTGCTGACCGTGACCGCCTGGCCGGGCTTGAACCGCGCCGGTTCGGCCAGTCCGAGCTGGATGAACCCCTCGGTCTCGCGCGCCTTGATCTCGTCGATGATCCGTGTCGCGACGCAGGTCGGGCGGCCGCCCGTGCCGAGCACGCACTTCACGCCGCGTGATGAGTAGACCTTGGACCAGCCCACCGCACCGATCGACAACCGCGTGAACAGATAGCCCGGAAACAGCGCCGAGCCGTAGGTTTCACCCTTGCGGTTGCGCTTGATCATCATCGGCAGATAGACGTCGAGCCCTTCGGCGCGCATCGAAGACCGCGCCAGCACTTCCTCGCGCACGTTGGTCTGGACGATGTACCAGCGGGGCTCGGTCGGCATCGGTGTGTGGATCACGACTCATCCCCCAGATTGGCTCGCACGTTTCTCGATCCGCTCGACGCCGTGACGTGAAAGCAGCAGGCGGAACTGTTGCAGCGCGCCCAGGCCGATGCCGGTGGCGGCGCGAATGGCGTTCGTCGAGGCGTCCCATTCGGCGGGATCGAGGTAGCTGGCGACGAACGGCGCGCCGGCGACCTCGGTCAGCACGTCGCGGATCTTCTCCGGACCGGACCAGCGCCGCGCCGCCGACACCGATCGCGGCGGCGGATCGCCCGCCGAGGTCAGCCAGCCGACGAACCGCGCCTCGTCCAGCCAGCGATCCAGCCGAATCGCCGTGCCGAGCCGTTTCACGTCGGGATCTTCGGCGAGGTAGCGCAGCCCGGCGTCGGCGAGCCGATCGGGTTCGCACCGCTCGCAGGCCGCCTCGAACGCCGCCTCGGCCATCCGCGGCGCCAGACGGCCCGGCGAAACCCGGGCCCAGCCCGATCTCAACCGATCGAACGCCGCCGCGCGCGCGCCCGCGCCAGATGCGTCAGCATCTGTAGTATCTATTTTCGTGTCTAACGTAGTGAGGGGTGCACTGAGTGCGGGGGTGGGGTGCACTGAGTGCGGGGATATGGGTGCACTGAGTGCGGGGGTCGCGGCGGTTTCGACGAACGAAAGACGGTAGAAATTCGACTTCTGACGCTCCCCCGGAACGGCCCGTTCGATGCGTTCCACCAGGCCGAATTTGATCAGATGGTTGATCGCCACCTGCACGCCGCGCTCGCTCAGACCCGTCTTGCGGGTCAGCATCCGGATCGACGGAAAGGCGACGTCGTCCTCGTTCGCCCAGTTGCCCAGCAGGAACAGGATGAACCGCTGGGCGCACGACAGGCCGAGCTCGTCGATGCGCGACGACAGCGCGGCGGAAAGCGCCTGCAGGCTCATCCGGCGCAGGCCTGGCGGCGACGATGGCGGCGCGCGCCGGCCATCACGCTGGTGTGGTGGCGGCCCAGCAGCCGGCCGATCGCCGCATAGGCGTGGCCGGCGTCGTTGGCGCGGGCGTAGAACTCATCGCGGATCACCGTCGTGGCGCGCACGGTCTCGCGACCTCGAATCGCGTCAAGTGTCGTGCCGCGCTCGCTGGCGACGTCGGCCAGAATCTGCCGCATGGTCAGCCGACCGCGCACGGCCATCTGGCCGCGCCAGAGCGAAAACATCGCGATCTCGGTCTGCATCAGCGCGGCTCATCGAAGAGGGTTTGGTTGGCCGCCGCGCCGAAGGTCTCGGCGTCGGCGGAATGGGTCAGCCGGGCGCGGGCGCCGGGCGGAATGGGCATCAGCAGCGGCGCGGGCCAGACGCCCAGGCCCGGCTTGAACCAGACGAACCACGCATAGGCCGTGGCGCTGCTGGCCGCCGGGTCCCAACGGCCCTTGACCATCGGCACGCGCTCGGCGAACGGCGCGCAGGCATAGAGCGGCAAGTCTTTGTAAAGTAGTTTGTGCCGCGCCACGCCTTCCAGAAAAGACAAGCGAAGCAACATCGCCACGCCGCGTCGCGCGCGCCGCCAGCCCTCGCGCACGAAGGCCTCGCCGCGCACGAAGGGCGGATTGGTCACGATCCAGTCGGCCTCGGGCCACGCCTCAGCCGGATCGAGGTTCAGGAAATCGCCCAGGCGATGGTCGCCGTGCGGGTGGATATCGCTGCCCCAGACGGTCTCGAAATAGTCGGCCAGGCCGTGCGCCATATGGCCGCCGCCGCACGCCGGCTCCCACGCGGTGCGCGCCTGGGGATCAATGCTTTTGATCAGCTCGCCGCCGGCCCGCGCCGCCCAGGGCGGTGTCGGGAAATAGTCGAGGTCGTCCACATCGGTGGGCGCGCGATCGGCCATCACGGCGAGGAATCCGGACGGGCGGTCGCTCATGGAGCGCCAACCACAAGGCCGCGCCGGATCAGTTCGGCCAGCCGGTCGCGGCCGGCCTGGGTAATTTGGAACAGCGCCACGTTCGAGCCGGGCCTGACGTTCTCGACCAGGCCGCGCCGCGCGAGGTAGTGCGCCAGCGATTGGTGCGCGCCGCAGCATTCGGCCAGATCGCAGGCGCGCCACCGCTGTCCGGCGCTCAGCGCCAACAGCGCCGCGCCCATGGCCGCCCCGTGATTGCGCGCGGCTCCGGCCGGCTTGGCAACGGGCTCCGGCGTCTTGGGCGGCGACGGCGCGGACCCAACGCTAAGCGCCGCGCTTGGCTGGCCATACAGCATGCGAAGGTCGATCTGCGAGCGGCCCAGCTGGGCGGATATGTGCTGCCAGGAAACGCCACGGTCGCGCAGCTCGCGCACCTTGCGGCGTTCCCAATCGGGATCCTCGCGGCCCAGCATCAGTCGAAATCTCCCGCATGCGCCGCCCACACCTGCGCGCGCTCACGCCGGTCGTCGTGCAGAAGGGCGTCGAGCGCCCGGGCCATCGCCGCCAGGGCCGGGGCATAGGTCTCGCGGCGTTCCTGGGTTCCGGCGTCGACAAACGCCCGCGCCACCTTCAGGAAGGCCTCGGCCATCATGGCCGGCGTCGCGCCCTCGACGGGAAAGACGGGCCGCCCGCGCTCGACCAGCAGGTGCGCGAAATCAAATAGGCTCGCGCTCGCCGATCCGCGCCGGCCGGCCCGTGGCTCGGCCAGAACGAGGCCGCTGGCCCGATCGGCGATGTCGATGGCCGCGTGCACGAGCACGCTCCAACGGCTGCGCGCCTCGATCGGCGGCATATAGGCGCGCCGTGCGGCAATGGCGCGCCCCCGGTTCATTTCTCCGCCGCCTCGAGCCGGGCGGGATAGGCGCGGGCGCGCAGGAGCGCCTCGGCCTCGTCCATCAACTGCCGCGCCGCGTCGAGCCGGCCGCGCGCCTGCACCAGGGCCACACGATCATCGGGATCGTCCGACATGGCCAGCAACGGTTCCGGGTCATCCGCGATGCGCCGCAGCAGATCCTGAAGCCCGCGTCCGGCGCTGGCCACGCGCAGCAGATCGGCCGTCAGCCGCGCCGCCGGCAGGGCGCGCGGGCCATCGAAGCGGAACACAGATGGCCTACAGCTCACGGCTCAACCTCCACTGTTTTGGCAGAGTTTTCGTTCGCTTGGGAAAGTTCAGGCGGATAAAAATCCGCCGGCCCGACTTGACCGCCGGTCCACTTGTGAATTCTCGACATGATGTCACCGCGAGGTATTTGTCGGTCGCGATGGCCAAACGGCAAACAATACCGACGCACCGCCTGCGGCGTTACGTTTAGGCTTTCGGCGGCGTCACGGGCGCTGAGCCCTCGCTCCAACAGCCAGGTGGTCAGCCGCGGAAGGGGCAGCGGCACTGCATTGGGGCATCGATTTTTCATCGACGGGCAGTCTAGAAACGATTCCTTTGGTTTAGCAACCGTTTTGGTTTATATCACCACACCATGTTCCATGTTCCCTCGGTTCGTCCAGATCGCATTATGCGTCCTATGACGAAACCAACCGTCTCTACGGATAGCCAGCGCGAGCTGACGGGACGTGCGCTTCTGGCGTTACGGCGACGCGCGCAATTGTCGCAGGCGGAAGCGGCGGAGCGCATGGGCATCACGGCTCAGGCCTGGGGGCGCTACGAGGCAGGCGAGCGCCACGCCGTGCTTCGGTCTGACCTTCAAGAGCGTTTGGCGCGCGCGGTCGACGCCGACCGTCACGCCCTGGAAACGGAGGTGCGTCGTCTAGCCGGAGATGAGGAACATTCCGCGCCCGGCGTGCGCGAGCCAGCCAGTCGATTTGAGCTTCCGGTAATGGGTCGCGTTCAGGCCGGTTCGATTGGCCCTCAAATTTATGACGCGGGAGAGCCGAGCCGAACCATTGACCTATTTCAATTGATCGGTCCGAACGCCGGCGTGCTTCAATTGGCTGGCGATTCGATGCTTCCGTGGGGAGAGCCAGGCGAAATTATTATCTACGATCGGGATCGCTATCCCAGGCGGGGTTATGGGTGCGTGATCGAGACTAAAGAGGGCGAATATTACGTAAAGTTATATAATCGTTCGGAAAACGGTTTTCTGGTCGTCGAACAGTTGAACCCGCCCGAGACGCTTCGTTTTCCTTTAAACGAAATTAAAGGCGTCTATGCCGTAACGCTTCGCGGCGACTAATTTGAATTCGGCGCCGGAAGGGAATATCCGCAAGCGGCGTAAACCTGCCGAAGCGCGTCCTGGCCGCCCGATGCATCAAACGCGATCGTCACGTTGTGATCTTCGAACGTCGTTAATTGAATTGCCAATTTTTGCGCGGCCAATAACCGCGCTACGAAATTAGCGGTCTCCGCGTCATCGGGCCAAGCGCCGTTTGAACCATAATGCCAAGTGGTCTCCGACATCTTTCGATCGTCAAACCGCACGCGGCCAGGACGCCCCCGCCCCAAAATATCTTGCCCTAAAAACTCATCTGTCACGACGATAATGCTGACGCCCGGGTCGGACCCAGCCGCTCCGGAGCACCCAACTCCAAGAGAGCCAACATCGCCCGTCAAAATGGCGTGTGCGGTGACCTTGTCGGTCATCGGATCCTTGTTTTGCCTAAACGACCACGCCGGCTGCGATGCCGCCGGGAAGCTCATAGCGATCCAAATCGCCGCGGCCAAAATCGGTTTCATGATTCATTTTCGCCGCGGTCCAGGAGTGCGTCAACGGCAATCGGTCGAGGGCATGGAACCAAAATAGTTGTTTCCGGCTTGACGAAAGGAACCATATTGGTTCTTCATTGCCTCACCCCGCGAACGGCGTTCGCCTGATCGGCGAGCGGCGCGGGGCCGGGGGCTCCGCGCGTGGCGGCCAGCGAGATCGATTTTTTTCCGGGTGAACGGGGCGAGGCGTTCGAGGCCGAACGGCGGTTCGACGGCCTGGAGGCGCTGGCCCACCAGCTGCACGTGCTGCGCCGCCGCCGCGGCCTTTCGGTGCGCCCGGTGCTGGCCGCGTGGTCGGAAGATGAAGCGCCCTTCGGCGCCTGGGCGGTCTGGGCCACCGGCCCGGCCGGGGGCGCCGACGAGTTGCTGGGCGTGGTCCGCGCCGCCGAGGGCGTGACCTTCGAAACCATTTCCGCCGCCCTGCACGCCACCCGCGCCCCGGCGAAGGCCGCGTGATGGACGCCGCCGAACTCCGCGACGACCTGGCGCGCCGCCATTGGCCCGAATGCGGCTGGCACGTGGTGCTGGTGCAAGGGCCGCTGGCCGAGGCCGATGCGCGCCACGCGCTGGAGCTTTATGGCGGCCTGGTCTGGTGCCTGCGCCGCACCCTTTGTGAACTGGGCCTGCGGGCCGAGCAGGTGAGCGTGGGGCCGGCGGCCGGCGTCGGCCTTGCGCTGACCCTCCGCGCCGAGCATCCGCGCATCGTCGCCGTGCTGCTCACCGGCCCCGGCGAAGCCGCCGTCGCCCAGGCGCTCAACCTCATCGCCATGCACGAGGCCCTAGAGGCCGCAAAAAAAGGGAACCCCTGACCATGGGCAAACGCCCCACCCTGGCCGAACGCCAGGCCGCGACCACGGCCGCGCTGGCCGCCGTCAATCCGCTATCCGGCGCGGCGAACGGCGTTCGCGACGATGAGCCGGCGACGCCGCCGAGCGACATGCTCTATTTGCGCCACGGCCAGATCATTCCCGATCCGAATAATCCGCGCACGGATTTCGACGACGAGGCCCTGGCCGAACTCGCCGAAAGCATCGCCACCTATGGCCTGATGCAGAACCTTGTCGTGATCGCCGAACGCGATTGGACGGGTTTGCGCCACCAGCTCATCGCCGGCGAGCGCCGTTGGCGGGCCATCGACAAGCTGTTTCAGGATGGCCGATGGGATCCCGACCGGCTCATTCCCTGCAGGGCCATGGCCGGCCTAGACGCCGAGACCCGCGCCGTTCAGGCGCTGATGGAAAACCTTGTTCGGCGCGATCTCAAGCCGCTGGAGGAGGCGCGCGCGTTCAAGGCGCTGCGCGACACGTTTGGCCAGAAGACCGACGCCATCGCCACGCGCGTCAACCGCACCCAGAGGTTCGTGCAACAGCGCCTGCAGCTGCTGGAACTCGATGCGCGCGACCAGGCGCGGCTCGACAACGGCGAAATCAATGTCGAGGACGCGCGCCGGAAACTGGCCAACCGTGCTCCGGCGTTCGTGTTCCAGGACGAGGCCGACCGCATCGCCGCCTGCGAAATTCAGCACGCGCTGGCCGTCGCGCCCGAACCCATAAACGAATGGGAACGGCGGCGCATTGAAGTGGGTTCTGGGGGCGCGGAGTACGGCGCCCGTTTCAACGATCGTTTCGAGGTTTGGCGCGCCCATGCCGACGCCCGGCTCTATCTTCGGCTGGCCTACAGCGCCGGCGATCGCCTACGCGAGTGCGCACCGCTCGAACCGGGCCCAGAGGGATATCGCACCTGCTGGCTGAACGGCCCGTTCGAGCCTGACGCCGAGCTGCTGGCCAAGCTGGCCCAGCGCGCGGCCGAGGACGAGGCGTCGCGGGCGGAATCCGCCCAGCGCCGCGAGGCCGAAGCCACGAAATACGCCGAGGCCCAGAAGGCCCACGACCAGCTGCTGCAACGCGCCCGCGACCCGTCGGCCGACGTTGCCGAGATCCTCGCAACGCTATGCCACCCGCTGCCCTGGCGCTGGCAAGACGAGACCGAGGACACGGAAGAGGGCGTCTATGACGCCGACGACCAGTTGGTCGAGCTTTGGTCGCCCGGCGCGATCCTTCCGTTCCTGATCGCCCGCGCCGTCAACGCCCTGGCCGGCGTCGCCGACCCCATTCCCCAACCCGAGGAGTTATCCGAATGCGCCTGATCACCGACGTCCTGCGCGACATCCGCCGAGGCCGCGTCGTCGAGGCCGCCAGCGACGAACTGGCCGCCGTCGTGCGCGCGGTGCTCGACACCGAAAAGCCGGGCGAACTGGTCCTGAAGATCAAGATCAGCCCCCAGGGCAAAGGCGACAACGCCGTGATCCTGGCCTGCGAGGTCAAGTCGAAGCGGCCCCAGGCGGCGCTGCCAGACGCGCTGTTCTTCGCCGACCTCGACGGCGATCTGCTCCGGGAAGACCCCAACCAGGTCCGCATATTCGCCGATGCGGTCGACCCCACCACCGGCGAAATCCTCCAGCGCAAGGCGTAAATTCACATGTCCACCGAAGCCGATTCCATCGCCGCCCTGGCCAAGCGCGCCGACAATCTGAAAGAGCCCGTCGTCCACAAACTGGATGACGGGCGGCTGTTCCTGTTCACGCCGCAGGGCCTCACCCAGAGCGATATTTCCGACCCGAACCGGGCCGTCGAGCCCCCGGGCCATATCCGCCAGGCCGTGACGCTTCAGACCGTCGAGTCGCTCACGCAATATGTGCGCCTGTTCAAGACGGCCACCACGGTGCTGTTCGCCGACATCGCGGCCAACAAGATCGTGGGCGTGATCGATTATCACCACGCCAGCGACTGGAAGGGGACCGGCGCGGCCGATCGCCTGTTCCATCGCGCCACCCTGGCCCTGCCGTTCAGCGAGGAATGGCGCACCTGGACCAAGGTTCACGGCCAGATGATGGGCCAGCTCGAGTTCGCGCGGTTCCTGGAAGAGAACGCCGCCGACGTCGCCGCGCCCAGCGGCGCCGAGCTGCTCGACACCGTGCGCGACCTGCACGCGGTGCGGAAGGCGGATTTCAAGCGCGCGGTGCGCACGGCCACCGATCATGAGACCTTCGAATATTCCGAGGAGACCACGGCCACCACGCGCACCGGCGGCGTGGAGGTGCCCACCCGGTTCCTGCTGCGCATCCCGGTCTATTTCGGCGGCGAGGCGACCGAGGTCTATGCCTTCCTGCGCTGGAAGCTGGACGACGGCACGCTGAACCTGGGCGTGGTGCTCCAGAGGCCCGAGCACGTGCGCCAGGCGGTGTTCAAGGCCATCGTGACCGAGGTCTCCACCGCGGTCGATCGCCCCGCTCTTTTCGGCGCCCCGTGATGGGCGCCGTGGCCGCGATCTTCCGCCGCCGGGACCCGCCGCGCCTGATCGACCTCACCCAGCCCGGCCGGCCGCGCCCTCGGCGCTCAACCTGCGCGTGGCGATGGTGCTGGCCATCATCGCCACGGCGATCGCCGCCTCGGCCGTGGCCTGCGCGGTGCTTCCATGACCTCGCCCAACCCGCCCCTCGACGGCCTGCGCGCCACCGCGTGGGCGATCATCCTCCTGGCCCTCGCGACCTTCTGGGCGTGGACGGCCGGGGTTTTTCACTAAGCCGCACCGGAGCCAGCCATGGCCGACAATACCCACATCGAATGGACCGACGCGACCTGGAACCCGATCACGGGGTGCAGCGTGATCAGCCCGGGCTGCACTAACTGCTACGCGATGCGGCTGGCCGGCACGCGGCTCCAGCACCACTGGAGCCGCAAGGGCCTGACCGTCGACTCCAAGGCCGGCCCAGTCTGGAACGGCCAGGTGCGCCTCAACGCGGACTGGCTCGACCAACCCCTACGCTGGAAACGCCCGCGCCGGATCTTCGTCTGCGCGCATGGTGACCTGTTCCACGAGTCGGTGCCCGACGATTGGATCGACAAGGTGTTCGCGGTCATGGCCCTCAGCCCCCACCACACGTTTCAGGTGCTGACGAAACGGCCGGAGCGGGTGCGCGCGTACCTAAGATCCGACGGGCAGCAATACCGCGTTGATCACGAGCTCGATGAAATGGTCGCCAATGGGTGGACGGCGCACAAGCGCCGTCTGGATTATGAACCGGCTTGGCCGCTGCCCAACGTCCACCTGGGCGTCAGCGTCGAGGACCAACCCCGCGCCGACGAGCGCATTCCGATCTTGCTCGACACGCCGGCGGCGGTGCGGTGGGTGAGTGCCGAGCCGCTGTTAGGGCCGCTCGATCTCCGCTCAATCAAAGCGCCGCGCTCTCCCGACGAACCTGCGGACGAGCTGGAGATCGACCGGCGTTTCGACGCCCTCGAGATCGGCGATTTTTACTGGTTCGACGGCGAGAACGGCCAACCCGGCGACTGCAGCGACGGACCTTATCGCGAGCACCGAATCGACTGGGTCGTCGCCGGCGGCGAGAGCGGCCAAGGGGCGCGACCCATGCACCCTCAATGGGTGCGCGCGATCCGCGACGACTGCGCCGCCGGTAGTATCCATGGCGATCCGGCGCCGGTCCCGTTCCTGTTCAAGCAATGGGGCGAGTTCGTCCCAACGCTGACTGCCGACAATGGCGACCGGCTGGTCTGCCTAGAGGACGGCGTGCCGTCTCCGGCGTTTGACGATGACGAGCGGCATCCGATCACCACGGCCCATGGCCGAGAGTTCTGGCGCGTCGGCAAGCGCGCCGCCGGCCGCACGCTCGATGGCGTGACCCATGATGCTTATCCGGAGACGAACAAATGAGCGACGCCGCCGAATCCCCCGCGCCCGAAGAGTGGGCCATCGTCGAGATCATGGGTCACTTGCGCCGCGCGGGCCGGATCAGCGAGGCGCAACGATTCGGCGCCGCACTGCTGCAGGTCGACATCCCGATCGACGGTGACGTCGAGGGCGAAACCATTTTCGTCTCGGAATTCTTCTCCGGAGCGTCGATCTACAGGCTTCGTCCCTGCACGGAGGAAGTCGCCCGCGCCGCGGCTCGCCAGATCGGCGACCCGCGCCCGGCGGCTCCGGTTGGGTTCCGAATTGCCCATTATTCGGAAGACGAGCTCGGGGACGATTTCTGATGGTCGCCTACAGCTTCAAGCCGCAGTTCGCCGAGTTGATCGCCGCCGGCACGAAAACGCAGACCCTGCGCAATGACCGAAAGCGGCACGCCCAGCTGGGCGAAGCGCTGCAGCTCTACACGGGGATGCGCACGAAACATTGCCGGCTGATCGGAACAGCCACCTGTCAAGCCGTCGAGCCGATCCGTCTGGTGTTCGACGGCGGCTGGATCGAATATCCGCTCACCGGCCTCTTGGTCACCGAGCTGCACAAGCTGACCGCGTTTTGTCGCGCGGATGGTTTCACGGGTTGGAACGACATGGCGGGGTTTTGGCGCAGACATCACCCCGAGACTCGGCAGCGCCTGGGAGGGCGTCCGAATCGTATGGGGCGACACGTTCAAAGCCCCAACGCCGTGACCCTCCCGGCCAACCTTGCCACCATGTCGCTGGAGCGGCTGCGGATCCTGAACGCGGCGTGCGAACGTCGGTTGAAGGAAGAGATCGACCGGGTGTCGCGGTCGAACATCCGCTTTGCGAGGTTGCTCGACGAGGCGCTGCGGGTCGAGGACGAGATCAGCCGGCGAGAGGCCGCGCTGTGACCACCTGCCCGGCCACCGACGCGCGCATTGCCCGGGCCTTCGCAGCCACGCTCCTGCTTACCGCGAAATCCGCCGCGCAGCTGCTGGGCGTCGACGAAAAGACCTTGCGGGCCATGACGACGTGCGGCCAGATCGGCTCGGTGATCGTCGGGGCCAGCACGATCCGCTACCGGGAGGCGGATATCCGCGCGTTCCTGGCCCCGCGCGCCACCGAGGAGGCCACGCCGTGTCCGTCTACAAGCCGGCCAAAAGCCGCTTCTGGCAATTCGACTTCGTCCTCAGGGGTCGTCGCTTTCACGGCTCGACCGGGCAGGAAACACGACGCGCCGCCGAGGCCGCCGAGCGCCGCCTCCGCCTCGAGGCGGCGGAAGGCCGGCTAGGCGAGGCCAGCACCCTCACGCTCGACCAGGCCGCCGGGAAGTGGTGGGCCGAGGTCGGATCGCGGCGGGCGGATTGCGACGATGTCGAGCGCCGCGTGGCGGCCCTGCTGGCGATCATGGGCCCCGCGACCATCCTGGCCGATATCGACACCCCGGCCATTTCGACGGCGATCCAGAAGCGCCGCGCCATCACCTATCGCCGCGGCGGCAAGGAGTCCCAGAAGCGCCTGCCGTCGAACGCCACGGTCAACCGCGACGTCATCGAGACCCTGCGGCCGATCCTGCGCCGCGCGGCCACGCACTGGGGCGCCAAGGGCCTGCCGGCGATCGCGTGGCGTGATCTCAAGCTCGCCGAGCCCGCGCCGCCGGTGCGCGTCTATTCGGCCGCCGAACAGGCCGCGTGGCTGGCCGAGTGCGGGCCCGCGCCGGCGCTGGCCCTGCGGATGCTGCTCACCTATGGCCTGCGCTATGGCGAACTGTTCTTCGAGCTCGACGCCTTCGACGCCGAGGGCCGACGCTTGGCGGTCCGCAAGCGCAAACGGGACGTGCCGCTGATCCTGCCGCTGCGCCAGGACGATGCCCGGGAGATCGCGGCCCGCGTCGGCCGCGCCCAGGCCGCCGGCCTCGATCACATCTGGTTCGCGGAAACGCCGGCGAAGGGCCGCGCGAAGGCCAAGCTAGCGCCGCTCACCTATCACGGCCTCAAGGCGCGCCTGGCCGGGGCGGCGGCGCGCGCCGGGATCGCCCCCGGCCGACTCATCCACGGCACCCGCCACCACGCCGGCAGCACGGCCACGCGCCGCGGGAGCCTGCGCCTGGCGCAGGAGCTGCTGGGCCACGCCGACATCAAGAGCACGTTGCGCTACGCCCACGTCCTCGAGGCCGATTTGAGGGCGCTGGTTGACGACGTCCCCCGGAATAGTCCCGAACCCCCGAACCCCGAAGGCGAAAAGACGATACGGAACAAGGCCTAGGCCCCGCGTCGCGCGGGTTTCCTAAACCGGGGGTCAGAGGTTCGAGTCCTCTACGGGACGCCAATTTTCCGATTAAAAATCATATATTTAATCGCCAAAAATCGGCGTGGGGCGTGGCGCGGCGGCGCGCGAAACGGGAACAAATGGCGTAGATCGGGGCTGGTTCGGGAGAGATTCCCCGAAATAGTCCCGAACCGTGTTCGCCCGGCGTTCCGGCCGCAGAACGAAAAAAGCCCCCCGGCCGGAGGGCCGAGGGGCTGAGGTTATCCAGGCCGGGAAACCGAGCAGCCTGGGGTACGGTGCGCGCCCGTCAGGCGGCGTCGGCGTCGAGCTGCTTGGTGGAGGCGTCGAGCTTCGCGCCCGAGGCGGCGATCGCCGCGTCGATCTCGGCCTGGGTTTTGGCGTCGATCGAGCCGCGAATCCCGGCCCAGGCGTTGGTCGCGGTGGTGAAGAGCGACTCGGCGAGCGCGATGGCCGCGAGGATCTGTTCGGGGGTCACGTCGGGTCTCCCTAGGATGCGGCGACGGCGGCGACGGGCGCCGGGGTCGCACAGGTGAGCGTGGCGAACGCCGGCACGTTGGGCACGGGTTTGCCGCTGGTTTCGGCGGTGATCGCCGCGGCGATGATCGCCATCTGCGACAGCGCTCCGGCCACCGTGGCGCCGTCGCCGGCGGCGTAGGCGCACCTGGCCGTCATCGACACCGCGTCGACCTTGTCGGCCAGGGCGTCGATGCGCCGGATCTCATCCTTGCCCACCAGGCCGAGCTGATAGGAGGTGTGCGCCGCGGCCTCGGCGCCGGCCAGGGCCTCCTGCGCCGCGCTGAGCGTGCGGCCGATCGTGGCGTGCACGCTGGCTGTCGCGCAGGCGGCTAACGAAAAGCCAAGGGCCGCCAGAGCGAGCCAGGCAGCCCGGCGAAAGCGTTGAAAGCGCGCTCGCCACCCGAACGCGAATCGTCGCTCAAACGAAACCAGGGCCAGCACGATCAGAATCGTGGCGAAAAGCGCGATCGCGGCCAAAAGGCTGATCACGTCCAGGAATTTCCACATGGAAAGCCTTTCGGTTTGAAGCCGCCGGGGCCTTCCCGACGGCTCGCGGTGAACAGCCCCTAGGCGGCGGGCGTGGCGGCGGTGACGTCGGCGGTGTAGGCGGCGTCGGCCGTCGTGGCGGCGTCCTGCAGGGCGGTGATCTGGGCGTTCAGCGCCGCGATCTCCTGGGCCTGGGCGTCGATCTTGGTTTGGAACGCCGCCGTCAGGGCGGCGAGGGCGTTTTTGAAGGCGTCGGTGGGCATGAAGGTTCCTTTCAGGAGAACGATGAGGAAGGGCAGGTTGACGACCGCGAATGCGGTGATGACCGCGCCCACGCCGAACCAGCCGGCGAGTTGCGGAGTCATGGCTTGGGGTCATCCTTGTGAGCGGACCCGAAGAAGAAACTCGCCACCAGCAGCGGGCCGCCGGTCGCGAACGAGACGAGAATGTTCTTGAAGGTTTCATCCTTCCCGAGATCCGGCACGGCGATGCGCGCCGCGATCAGCAGCAGGAAGGTCAGGAAGATGCCGATCGCGGTCCAGCCGCGGGCGTCGGGGAAAGGCATGGAGGTCTCCGGATCAGGGCCGCGCGGGCGCGCCGTTCTTCATGGTGTCGGCTAAGCGCATGGCGCGGGCGCCGACCTGCGTCGCCCAGCGACTCGAGAGCATTTGGGCGCTGGCTTGCAGCCAGTCGCCACGCCGCGCCGCCGCCAGCATGGCGGTGAAACCGAGCAGGCGCGGCAGGCCGAGGTTGAACGCCATTTCGGCCAGCACGTCCTGGCGAATCGGATCGAGCGTGCGCCACCAGGCGATATCGCGATCGAGCCCGCGCAGGGCCTCGGCGGCGTCGGCCGCCAGCCACGCCTCGGCCTGGTCGTCGGTGCAGGTGTCGCCCTCTTTCACGCCGGCGGTGTGGCCGAACGCGATCGTCCACACGCCCACGGTGTCGCGATAAGCGCGCAGCGCGGGCCTGTCCGTGCCCGGCTCGCCCTCGTCGCGGCGCAGGTTCTCGATCAGCGCGGGCGTCGTCATGCCGCGGCCCTCCGTCAGATGGGGAATTTGGCGAACGCCGTTCGCGCGTCAGGTGTTGTTGTCGGTCCGCCGGCGGCGCGCGATTTCGCGCTGGACGTACCAGGCCGCCTTTTCGAGATCCTCGATCGCCGCGCCCTTGAGGTCGGCGCGCCAGATGTACTTCACCGCGTTGCCGAGGTTGAAACCCATGTGCTCGGTGATCGTGATGCACTCCACGCCGCTAGGGTGCGCGGTGTAGTGGGCCGGGTGGTTGACCTTGTCCGCCATGGCTATTTCGCCACCACTTGGTTCAGCCGCACGAAGCTTTCCCAGGCCCAGGGCGCGAGTTTCAGCACCATCTGCCAGATCAGAAAGCCCGTCGTCGTTGCCCCGGCGATTCGCCAGATCAGCGACCAGGGCCGCAGGCCGGCCACCGTGCGCCGGCCGCCCTTCACGTCGTCCGCGCCCACGGCCGCCGACACCTTGCTCAGGCGCTCATTGACGGACTTGAACGATTTCCGCGTCTCGTCGCGGTGCGAATCGAGACAGCCGTGCAGCTGCTCTATCCCGCGCGCCAGCTGCGCGTTCGTCGGCTTGGGCCCCAGCGGCGTATATTCCCCCATGGTTCCCCCGTCGTTCAGGATGTCCGTCACGGCCACGGCCCGGTCTTCACCCGCAGGGCATAGGTGAAGGTGCTGAGCACCGTGGCCGTGGTGTTGTTGGTCACCGTGGCCACGCCCGACGCCGTCCCCACCGCCGTTTGCGTGCCCTGCCAGTCGACATAGTCGCCGGGGTTGACGGAGAATGTTCCGCCGCTGGTGATCGGGGTCCATGCGCCGCTGTTGATCTGGTAGGAGAACGCCCCGGAGCCCGTGAACGTGAACTTCAGGGTGATCGCCGAGGCGATGCCGAGAATTCGCACGGGGCCGCAATTCACCACATCGGGCGTCGAGGCATAGGTGATGTCGCTGATGTTGCTCCACACCGGCGTCGGGCTGGGGTTTGAGCTCGAGCCGCTGGCCGTCAGCGTGTAGGCGATCGTCGCCAGTGTCGCGCCGGCGTTGCTGTTGTTGATGATGGTCAGCGTGCCCGACGCCGAGCTGTTGGCCGAGGCCGTGAAGCCCAGCGTGTCGCCGGCCGAGACGCTGATCGTGGTCCCGGTGGTGAAGGTCGTCGACACTCCGTTCTTCACATAGGCCAGCGTGCCCGCGCCGGTGAAGTTCAGCGTCAGGCTGATCGGCGCGGTGATTCCCCCGATGGTCTGGGCCGCGGACGTGGCGCTCAGCGGCGCCGTGCCGGTGACGCTCATGGCCGACCAGCTGACCGAGGGCGTCGGTGTCACCACGCTGCCCGCGCCGGATCCTGCGAACGCCCCGGCGGTGATCGAGGCGATCACCAGTTCCGCGCCCTGCACGCCGCGCACCAGGTAGGAAAGGCCGATATCGCGCGTTTCGCCCGAGGCCAGACCGGTGATCTCGATGCGCCCGGCCACCGGGGCCGGCGGGCTGTCGTAATGGGTCCAGGGGCCCGGGCCGCTGCTCAGGCGCGTGCGCACGATCACGTTGGTGGCCGCCGGGTTCTCCACCGTGCCGGTCACCACGATGGCGGGCATGGCCACGCCGCTGTTGGTCAGCGTCGTGCCGATCGCCTGCCAGGGCGGCGAGTTGGGCGCGGCGGCGATCAGGTTCACGGCCGTCAGGCCCGGCGCCGGCGGCGGGTTGCCGGTCTGGCCCAGGGCGAAGGCGTGCTTGCCCGTCGTCTCGCTGCGCATGGTCAGGGTGGCCGTGCCGTTGCTGGGATCGATCTTGCGGTCGACGATCAGCATCAGCTGGCCGTTCAGGCCATATTCCGGTTCGTTGATGGTGATGCAGTCGCCGGGGTTCAGCCCCATCCACACCGGTTTCACGGGCCCGGTCACCGGCCCGAATTCGCGGCTGTCCTCGATATAGTAGCGGGCCAGCTGCGCGCCCTGGTTAACGTCCTGCACCAGGGGCATCTGGACGCCCTTGGAGCGGATCACGCCGTCCGCGGCCAGATAGGCGCTCACCGTGATCGGGTCGGCCTGGATCGGCGACCACTGATGCTGTTCCGATCGATAGGTGTAGACGCACTTGTTGATCCGGTCGCGGCGCGCGGCCATCCCCTGCACGCTCACCGCGCCCACGAAATCCCCGCCGCCCAGCGTGGCGATCGAGACGCGCGGCGTGTCGGTGATGCAGCTGACCAGCGCCCCCTTGCGCGTGGGGAACCCGCCGCCGGAGGCCAGCATCTGGGTGAACACATCCCACTTCGAATCGGTGGAATAGACCACGCCGCCGCACGTCCAGCCGTTGGCGTCGGCCACGTTGGCCCCGGTCACGAACGCGGCCACGTCGATCGCCGCGATCGGCGCGCCCAGGCCCAGCACGCGCACGCCGTTGTTGCGATGGCCGATCAACCAGGTCAGGGCGTGCAGATAAGGGTTCTCGCTCCACGCCCACGTCGTGGCGTCGTTCGATCGTTGCGAGCCCGATCCGCCGGGATAGGTCGAATCCAGCCGCGGATCATAGACGGGCGGCCCGCGCAGCACCCACAGCGGCGAGGGCGTGCCGGTGGGAAAGGCCGAGGCGTCCGATTGCAGCGCCCAGCGTATGTGGCAAAGGCCCGACAGCTTGTTCGCCGAGGTCCATTCCGGAACGGAGCCCGCGCCGGCGATGTCCAGCAGCGCCGAATCGGGCTGCAGCCCTACCGTGCGCGTCTGCCACATCTTGCCCGACCAGCTGGGCGTCAGGCTCGAACCGGCCGGCGCCCAATAGTTGGTCTGGCTGGGGTCATGGCCCAAGGTCGAGCGGACGCAGATATAGGTCGAGCTCAGATAGGTCACGCCGTCGTTCACATAGTAGCGCGTGCTGGGGTTATAGGCTCCGCGCGCCACCAGGCCGATGTTCGCCAGCGAGCCGTTGGCGTTGAACGTCACCGGAATGTTGTTGGCGAAGAAATTCTCGAACCCGTCGATGGGCCCGTGGCTCAGCACCGTGAAATAGTGCAGCCACTTGTTGTGGCCATCGTTGCTGGTGTCGGCGAAGACGATGTTGCCGCCGGTGCCGGTGCGGCCGATCACCAGGGGCACGCCGGCCAGCGGGTCCGCCTTGAAGGCGATCGCCTGAGAGCCGAGGTTCGAGTGCTGCGGCGCCAGCAGGCTCACCAGTTCCATGGCGCCGAACAGCAGCACCCCGTCCGCCACGGCCGTGCCGATCGCCGCCGCCGCGCCGGCCGTGAAACCGACGCCGGTCGCGATGAAGGCGACGCCCGTCTCGATCACCGTCGCAACGGCGGTGATCGCGCTGCCGATCGCGGCGATGATCGGGATTATGAACGCCACGGATCGACCCTCCAGGCGAAGTAGTCCGCATCCTGCGCCAGGTCGGGGGTGACGACGTGGCAGCGCAGGTTTTCCAGAAAGCCGAGGATTCGCCCATTGCCGAGCGCCACGGCCAAGGTCACGCGCAGTTCGCTCAGGCCGAACGACTGATCATCGTGGCCGAACCCCAGCACGTCGCCCGGCAGCGCGGAGGCCGGCGGAATGCGCGGCAGGCCGAAACCGTCCATCACCGCGGCCAGGTCGGCGAACCCCCGCCGCTTCAGCGCCCGCGCCGCGCCGCCGGCGCTGCGATAGTCGCCGAACCGCGCCAGGGCGGCGTTGTGGCCCAGCTCGCGCAGCACGTGCGCCGCCAGGCGCGCGCAATCCTGGCGACCCCAGATCAGCTCGGCATTGTTGAACCGGTCCACGGCGCTCTGCGCGGCGGCCACCCGGTCCAGCAACAGGCTGGGCGTCTGGCGATGGCTCACAGCCGCCACGTCCCGAACGCGCCGGGGCGATAGCCGCCCATGCCCTGGCCCGCGCCGGCCGGCTGGCCGCCCAGGGTGTCGCTCACCACGATCGGCCGCGGCGCATCCGATCCCCACGGCACCTGCTGCTGCACATAGGTCACGAACTCCAGGCCCAGTTCCCCGGGCCAGATCGATTGATGTGTCGAGTTGTCCAGAAGGATGCCCTCGTCGGTGTCAAAGAACCGGTCCCAGGTGCTTTCGGCGTCCACCTTCACCACGCGGGCGTTGCGATCGATGGCCAGCGTCATGGTGTCGACGAAACCCGACCACGCCAGATAGGGCGCGCTGACCGTGGCGCCGGTGGCGCGGTTGACGGCCCCGAACCAGATGTTCACCACGCTGCCCTGATAGGCCGGGTTGCACAGCGAGGCCGCCGCGCCCGTGGTGGGCGGCTGGATCTGAAACATCACGTGCGGCGCCTCGGACGAGACGCCATCGCTCCAGGCCTCCGGGCCGGCCAGCGCGCCATAGGTGGCGTCCAGACCCACGAAGGTATTGCCGTTGAGGCTCAGCACCGCGGGCCCATCCAGCAGGCGCAGGTTGAAGGTGGGAAAGATGATCTCCACGGCGAAGAAGATCAGCGGCGAATCCGCGCCCAGCGCCGTCGTCAGGCCGGTGGGCAGACTCATGCGACCTCCGTGATCGTGAACGCCGGCAGGCCGACCCAGGCCAGCCGCTCGAGGTCCCACGTCACGCCCGCCGGGGTGATGAAGCCCTCGACCTGCGGCGCCGCGAAGCTCACCGCCGCGCCGTCCGTGGGCGTGGCCCGATGCCAGGGCGCGATCGCCACGGTCAGCTTGCCCGCGCCCGTGGCGACGCCGGCCGCCGTGGTCATGTAGAGATAGTTTCGCCCGGCGATCTGGAAGCTGAAGAACAGGCCCGTGGGCAGGCTGGCCCCGGCGATCAGCCCGCGCAGGTTGATCGTGTTACCGCCCTGCGCCCCATCGATCACCGGCGAGCCGATGGCCGAGCCGAACGCCGGCTGCGGCCAGCTGGTGATCACTGTGGATCCCGCGGCGTGCGCCGCCAGGCGGGCGGCGATCAGCTGCTGGGCGCAGGCATAGCCCAGGGCCGGCAGGGCGCTGAACGACACGGCCCAGCGCGAGCCCAGCCGCACCGATCGCCCCTGCGCGCCCGATCCGCCGAACCCCGCCGTCTGGTCGACGCCGAAATCCAGCAGGCTGGGCGCCGCCGTCCACGGCAGCGGCAGGTGCGTCAGCTGTTGCGCCATGCGTCAGACCAGGCTCAGCCGCCGGCTGCGCCCGATGTCGCTGGGAATGGTCTGGCGGGCCACCTGCGCGCCCAGGGCGGCGCCGCGCAGCGTGGCCTGTTGGCCGGCCTGGTTGGCCATGCGATCCATCTGGGCCAGCAGGTCCTCGGTCATCACCGCGCCGCGCAGGTCGAACGAGATCACCTGCATATTGCCCCCGCCCATCTGGGTGTTGGCGTTGGGCAGGCCGCGCAGCAGGCCGTTGGGCACCACTTGCGAGCCCTGTTTCAGGTTCAGCAGCTCCGGGCCCTTTTCGCCCACGATCGACCAGCCGCCGGGCGCGGAATCCGTGCCGGTGGCGAACTTGGGCAGGCCGAACAGGCTGCTGAACAGCATCCCGAAAATTCCGCCGTTGCTGCCGCCGCCCAGGATCTGGTTGGTCAGGGCGTTGGCGATCGCGTCCACCAGGTGCTGCTCCAGCATCTGGCCCATATAGCGGGCCAGGCCCGGCCAGCCGCCGTGAATAGCGGCGTCCAGCGCGCCGCTGATCGCATTCTTGTAGGCGGTCTGAACCTCCGCCATCCGCGCCTTGGTCGCCTCCGAAGTCGCGGCGGCCTTGGCCGCCGCGTCGGCCTCGATCTTGTCGGCCCGCGCCTTCTGCAGCGCCTGCTGGCGCTCGGCCGCCGCGATGCCGATCATCAGGTTCGCCGCGTCGGCGTCGGCCTGGCTCAGCTTACCCTTGGCGACCAGGTCCTCGTTGGCCTTGATCTTGGCCTGGGTCTCGATGTCGATCAGCTTGATCGCCAGGGCCAGCCGGTCATTGGCGTTGTTGGTCAGGGCCTCGCGGGCGCGCAGCTCTTCCTCGATCGAAGAGGCGATCAGCTTCTGGCCTTCGGCGGCGCGCGCGGCCGAGCCGTCGTCGGTTTCGCTGCTTACGGCCGACGCCCGAGCGGCGTGCCCGGCGCTCTTTCGGTCGAGCTGCTTTAGAAGCTCCGTCACCCTTGTTTCGCCCTTCGCGGGATCGGCGCCCAGTTTCAGCTTGTCGAGCGGCAGCCCGACGTTGAGTTGGCCGTTCAATATGTTGTCGATCGCGCCGGAAGCATCGAAGGGCGTGAACATGCCGATCGGCTTGTTCATCATCGAAAGGAAACGCAGGACTTTCGGGTCGCTGAGCCCGCTGACCATGTTGTGGACGAACTTAGCCAGTTCCATTGACGCCCCTGCGATCGCGGGGGCGAGATCGGCGAACGCCGCTTTCAGGTTCTTGTCGATGATGTCGCCGGCGACCTTTAGCTTTTCGGCCGCCTCGGCGCTGCGCTTGACCACGTCTTCGTCGACGACGATGCCATAACGGTGGGCCTCGGCCGTCAGGTCGGCCAGGCCTTCCTTGCCCTTCAGCAGCGCCGGCAGAATCGGCGTCACATCAAGGCGCGCGGCCAGGCCTTCGCGCTCGGCCGCCGGCAGCTCGCGCAGCTTTTCGGCGATCACCGGCAGGATCGTCTGAAGATCGCCCATGTGCCGCAGCTGATCGGGGCTGATATCCAGCGCCTCGAACAGCTTGACCGTCTGCGCCTTGGCGACACCCGCCTGCACCTGGCCGATCTTGGCCTCGAGGCCGCCCAGCGATTCCCGCATCGACTCGATCGGCACGCCCGAGGCCGTGGCAATGAAATCGAACTCCTGCAGCGCCGTGGTGGTGATGCCGAGTTTCTTGGACACCATCTCCAGGTTTTCGGCCCATTCGGCGGCCTTGATAGACTGTTCGATCGCCAGGCCGATCGCGCCGATCCCGGCCGCCGCGCCCAGGCCCAGCGCGCCCAAGGGCTCCAGGGCCTTGCCGAAGACGCCCAGCTTTTCCGCGCCGGAGTCCAGCACCTGCAGCTTGGAGCTGCTGAACACCCGGTCCAGCGCCTCGTCGATCTTGATGGAGCCGAACGTTCTCTCGATCTCGGCGGCGCTGCCATGCACCGACCGGTTGAGGTTGTTCAGCTTGGTCAGGATCTTGTCGATCTTGGCGTCGAACTCGACGACAAGGCGCTCGACGACTTCGCCGTCAGCCATGCGAATCTCCTAGTGGATGGTCATGCGTTCCACATTGGCCAGGTGTTCGGCCGGCGTGGGGAAGGCGGCGTTTTCCTCGGGCGCGGTGTTGGCGCGGCGCCAGCCGTCGAAAGCCGCGCTGAATTCCCACAGGCTCATCGCCCAGGTCTGGCCCGGCGTGAAACCCATCACCGCCCCCGCCCCGATCAGCGCGCGGAAGTCGATCTTGCCGCGCGGGAGCGCCGCGCTTTCGGCGCGGCCTTCGGCTCCCCCGGCGCGGGCTCATCCTCCGGCATGAAATAGCCTTCGGTGAGGATCGCGAACGCCAGGGTGATGTGGCGCAGGTCCTGCGGCCGCGGGTCGAACACCTGGCGCATCAGAACGCCGGCCTCGGTGGGGCTCATCCCCCCGCCGATCAGGCCCTGCAAGATCGGCTCGCGCACGTCGTCCACCCGCCAGTCGCCCATCATGCCGGCACTCATGATGTCCGGCAGCGACAGCTTGGCGTGCAGCCCGCGCACCATCGGCGCGAGGCGCTGGGCGATATGTCCGGGCCCCGCGTCGCACTTCTCCTGGATCGCCCGCAGCTCGCCCAGGCCCAGGCGAAACACCCGCTCTTCCGCGCCGAACGGCAGAATGATCTGCGCCGTGCGGCTCATCAGGCGTTGGCCGTCACGGTGGGCGCGCCGGCCAGTTCGAACGTGCCGGTAAAGGTCTGCATGTCACCCCGGGCGCCGGCGATCTGCAGGCTGGTGACCACAAACGGCGCGGTGATGGTGAAACCGCCCTGCGCGCCCGTGCGGTTTTGCACCACCTTGCAGTTCTTCTGCGCGCCCCCCTGCCACCACTGGATAAGCGCCAGAATCGAGGGCGCGTCGGCAATGCCGCTGCCGCTGACCTTGATGTCATAGCTCTTGATCTGGCGGTACGTGATCGCCGGGTTCGAAGGCGTGACGCAGTCGGCCAGCTCGGTCACGCTGGCGATGGCCGTCAGGTCCAGCGTGCGCGTGGTGTTGATGGTGCACGTGGCCGTGAAGACTTCGGGCGTCGCGCCGTTTCCCAGCTGAAGGACGAGTTGTTCGCCAGGTGCATTCTGAACGGTGGCCATGGGGCTCTCCTGAAAGAGGTTTGAAGGGCCGCGGGCCCGGAACGGTGAAGGGGCTTAGAAGCCCGAATAGTTCAGCGCGCCGATCGGCGCGGTCAGGTAGTGCTGGGTGATGATCGCCCGCTCGGTCAGGCCGTCCGGCTCGCGGCGATAGATCACATTGTGAAAGGTGTGGGCGATGACGCCGTGACCGTTCGAGGACAGGTCGAGATAGGTGTCCAGCGCCGTGCGCACCGCGCCGGCGATCAGCTTCACCTCGCCCTTGTTGGCCGCCCGGCTCCAGGCCTCGACCTTGACCCACACCTCGGTCACGTCGGTGTTCTGGTTGGTCTTTCCGATCAGCTGGTCCTCGCCGATCGTCAGATAGGGAAAATCCGCCTGTTGCGTCGCGCTATCGGCCGGCACGCGGTCCCACACGCGCGGCGCGCCGCCGAACACGGCCGCCAGGTCGGGGCTGGCCATCAGCGCGGCCGAAACGGCCACCTGGATCGCATAGGCCGGATCACGACTCGCCATTGCCGCCCCCCGCCGAATTGTCCTTGATCGCCTTCGAGGTCGCCCGGCTGGTGCGGCCGCGCCAGCGCTTGCGGCCCAGGCGCAGCGTGGTGAACCAGAACGGCTTGGCCGGCACATGGCCCTTGCCGTCGCGGTGGCCGAACTCCAGGTGCGCCGGATAGGGCGCGCCGGGGCCGCCGATCGCCACGCGCACGGCCGTGGGCGTCTTGCCCGGCTCCTTCACCAGGGTGTCGGCCAGCTTGCCCTCCTCGCGCGGGATGATCGACAGAACGCCCTGCATGAATTCGAGGGCGTTCTGATCGTTGGCGGTGCGTGCGGCGTCCTGCACCTTTTGCGGAATCTGCGCGAACTTCGCGAGCAGCTTCTCGAGGCCGATGACCTTGGTTTCCATCAGGCCGCGATTCCCAACTCGACCTGCATCAGGATCCGCTGTTTGCGGCTGTCCATGTCCTGGGCAAACCGGATGTTGTAATAGACGCCCGGCTTGGTGACGTCATAGAGCCGGTCGTCGGGCGTGATGGTCGAGGTCAGGCTGTCATAGAGCACCCAACAGTCGAAGACGGCCGTGCCCTGCAGCCGCGCGGCGATCACCTCTTCCGCCCCGCCGCGCTTCTGGGCGCGGTAGGGCGTCAGGTTGGCCTGCCGGCTGGTTCCATAGTCCGCCCAACTCAGCGTCGAGCCGCCCAGGGCGTCACGGCCGATCGTGGCGCGCTGGAACTGGATCCGCTGGCGCATGTCCTTCCGGAAGGGTCCGAGCATGGCCGATCTCCTGGAAGTCCTTGGGCGGCGTCGGGATCGCGTGGCCGGCGCCGGCCGCCACGGCCGCCGCCAGCTGGTCGCGGGTGACGCAGAGCCGCATGCCAGCCTTGAACGCGATGGTGGTGTGATGCTCGATCCGGAAATCGAAGTCGCGCGTGAACGTGCACCAGGCCATGGCCGACCCCCGACTATGTCGAGGTGCCGATGACGATCAGGGTGTAGCCGACCGCCGTGCCCGCGCCGCTGTTGGCCAGCTTCAGGATGTCGCCGGTGGCGGCGACGACCGGCCAGCCGACCTGGGAGCCGCTGCCCTTGGTGATCAGGAACATCTCGCCCGGGCTCACGGCCACGGCGGGCGTGGTGCCGCTGAACGGGCCGGTGAAGGCGTTGGAGGCGCCGGGCGAGATCTGCACGTCATTGGTGTTGGCCGACGAGGCCAGCAGGATGATCGCTTTGACGTGCAGCAGGTTGACGGTGGCGCCGAAGACGTCGGTCGCCGCGCCGTTCAGGTCGACGGCCAGGGTGCCCGAGGCGGCGATCGAGCCGGTCTGCTGCAGGATGGTGTCGGCCTGGCCGGCGCCGGTGCCGGCGAGCAGCTGCAGCAGCTGCTGGACGTTGACCGCCTCGTTCAGCGACGTGCCGGTGATCGGGCTGGTTCCGGCCACCGAGCCCACCAGGGCCAGCGTGAGGTTCAGGTTCGGGGAAGACATGAGCTTGTCCTTTCAGGATCGGCGAACGGCGTTCGCGTCAGTTATAGGGTGGGATGAGGGCGAACGGGTCGAGCAGCATCTTCGCGGCGTTCGGCAGGGCCTGCGGCGCCGTCTCGTCGCCGCGCTGTTCGTTGAACATGCCGATGATGATCAGGATCGCCAGGCGGATTTCCTCGGGCACGTCGCCCGGGTTGACGCCATAGCCGGCCGTCCAGTCCACCTGGATGCCGTTGGCCACGCGCATGGCGGTGGGAAAGTTCGGCCAGACCACGCCGCGGCGCAGGACGATGCGCCCGAAGGTGCGCGCGCTGTCGACGAAGTAGTAGGCCGGGCTGAACACCGTGGCGTTGTCGGAATCGTCATAGGTGGTCAGCGCCGTGACGGTCAGCAGCGGCGGCTTTTCCAGCTGGATATAGCGGCGGATCGCGCCGGTCTGCGGATCCATCGGCCACCAGTTCAGGACGCCGCGATAGCTGCGCGTGATCAGCGAGCGGTGCGTGTAGGTCTCCACCATGGCCGTCGCCGCGGCCACATAACCGGCGAACCGCGCATCGAAATCCTGGGTGTCGATGGCCAGCTGCGCGCGGACCTCGGCCAAAGTGACCGGATAGGCGCCGGGCGGCGAGGTGACGATCGGGTTCATTGGGGAAACGCCCGGATGGTGATCGACCGGTCCGAGGTGCGGCCCTGGTTCGTCGTGATGGTGTTGGTCAGGCGAAAGACGCCGGCGAGGGCGAGGCCCGCGACGACGCAAGTGGCGACGTTGCTGCTGACCGCCTGGCCGCTCAGGGTCGGCGTCGCGGGCGTGATCGCCCATGACGAGGTCGAGATCGCATCGCCCGTCGCGCCCAGCCAGGTCGTCCAGTCGAGGCTATAATCCAGTGTCTCGGCCGGGTCCTGGATTGCCAGTTTCTCGCTCATTTCGTCGGGCTCCCGGTGCGAGAACTGGCGCGGAGGCTGATGGTCCGGCCGCCGAGCGCCGGGGCCGCGCCGCGCGCATCTGGTCCGACAACCGGGCCCCTGCCGCCGGCGGCGACGGCCGCGCCGCGTGGGTCGGCGGCGACCTTGATCGTCGGAAAGGGCTTGAGCGTCGGCCCCGCGCCGGCGATCGAGGGCGCAAAGGCCCGGTGCGGATCGGCCTGAACCTCATCGAAGGCGCCGGCCCCCTGCAGCGAGACGATCAGTCGGGCGCCGCGGTTGAAGCCGGCATAGGGCTGCACGACAGCGACGACGATCGGCGCGAACCGGCGGCGCTGCGCGAGGTCGGGGCCGTCCTCGAAACTGGCCGCGTCGGGCTGGCGGCGCGCGGCGCTGAACGTGCTTGCGGCCGCGGGTGTGATGCTCAGCGGCGCGAATCGGCGGCGCTGGGATAGGTCGGGCGCGTCCTCGAACTGCGAGGCGTCGGGCAGGCGGCGGCCGGCGCTGAAACCGGCGATCTTGGCCGGCGGCGTGAGCGGCGCGAACCGGCGCGCCTGGAAAATCTGCGCGGGCTCTTCGTAGTGCTCGGACGCCGGCGCGCGGTCGGCGGCGCTGAACGCCAGGCCCGCGCCCGCCACGACGGCGGCGAGCGGGGCGAAGCGACGGGGCTGCGACGCCTCGGGCGGTTCGTTGAAGATGTAGGACACGGGCGGTCCCCAGGCGTGCGAGCCTAGAACAGCTCTTCTACGATGATGCTGCCGCTGGCGGTCATCGATCCGGACGGCGCCACCGGCAGGTTCAGAGCCAGGCCCTGGCTGGGCGCGATGATCGGCCGCTCATCGGGCGTGAACACCACCAGCAGCCCGTTCAGGAATTCCCAATCGCGCGCCAGGATGATCGCGGGCGTGCCGGAGGTGGTCATGGCCGTGGTGTCGTTGGCGCGAGCGGTGATCGTGGGCGCCGCGTCGCCGTTGTTCATCTTGCTGATCGTCACGGCCGAGCCGCCGGAACCGGCGGTCACCGTGGCGGGCATGCGGATCAGGCGCACGGGCTTGGCTTCCCAGGTGGCCAGGGTGCGCTGGCCAAGCTCGATGCGGTGAACGCGAAAGGCCATGGAGGCCGTCGCGGTGATGTTGAGCAGATCCTGGGCGACCGAAACGGCCACCTGGTCGAAGCTCACGGAATACATACGTCCGGCCATGGATCAGAACTCCAGATAGGCGAATTGCGGCGCGCGGTTGAAAGGGTTGACCGCGGCGGCGGCCGCGGCGGCGAAAAAGCCCCAGATCTGCGCGACCCAGGCGACGCTGGCGCTCATGGTGGGCGCATAGGTCAAGGCGGTGTTGGCGCTGACGATGTCATAGGCCCAGTGCAGAGCCAGCACGGTGGATTGCGGCACGGAGCCGATGCCGGTGAACCCCGCGCCCTCCGGCGACCAGGTTTC